GTCCAACTTGACCGCTGGCTCCGCTGTTATCTCTTTGCGTAACTTCACAGCCGGAACTTTGGGTGAAGCCGTGGTGGTTAACTTCTCCCTTATCCACAACCAATGAACGCAGAACGGTTAAAAGCCCGACTTGAGGAATTAACCGCAGTCGCCAAGCAAACGGAAATCAACCTCCATGCGCTTGGCGGCGCTATTCAAGATTGCAATTACTGGTTAAAAATAATTGAGGACGAAAATGCCGCTAATCAAATCAATGATGCCCAAGGCGTTGAAGGCCAACATTAAGAAGGAAATTGAGGCTGGCAAACCTGTAAAACAGGCAGTCGCAATTGGTTACTCTGTGCAACGTGAGGCTGAAAAGTCCAAAAAACCGAAACCTAAAAAGTGAAAATCACCCAAAAGAAAGTCACAGAACTAATCCCTTATGTAAACAACAGCCGGACACACAGCGACACACAAGTGGCGCAAATAGCGGCAAGCATTAAGGAATTTGGCTGGACTAACCCAATACTGGTGGATGGTACAAACGGCATTATTGCCGGGCATGGTCGCCTTTTGGCTGCTAGAAAGTTGGGCTTTAAAGAAGTTCCGACCATTGAACTGGCAGACCTAACCGAAACCCAACGCAAAGCCTACGTTATAGCGGATAACCGCCTTGCCTTGAATGCCGAATGGGACAATCAACTGCTGACCTTAGAGTTAAATGAATTGTTGGCAGATGGTTTTGCAATGGACATTTTGGGTTTTGACAGCGAAGAAATTAGCAAATTATTAGATGAACCTGATTTCCAACCTGCAACGGAAGAAGAACAGGGCAAATTAGACGAATTAGACCCAAAATGGATAGCCTGTCCTCATTGTGGTAAAGAATTCGATGCAAGACAAGCCTGAATTAAAAATTGATTGGGCAAGCCATGATGCGGCTAAATATGCTTGTTCAAATTGGCATTACAGTAAATCCATTCCTGTGCCACCATTAGTAAAAATTGGGGCATGGGAAGACGGGAAATTTATCGGTGTTGTCATATTTAGTAGGGGCGCATCGTCAAATTTAATGACACCTTACGGATTAAAACAAGACGAAGGATGTGAATTAACCCGTATTGCATTGACAAATCATAAGAGCGCAGTCAGCCGAATTATGAAATTTGCTTTGATGTTTTTGAAAAAGAACAGCCCTGCTTTAAGACTTATTGTTTCTTTTGCTGACCCTCAATATGGGCATCATGGGGGCATATATCAGGCGGGTAATTGGATTTATTGCGGTGATACAGCACCTAGTTCTGAGTATTGGCACAACGGCAAAAGACTACATTCAAGGCAAGTAAGCGAAAAAGGATGGAACATTCAACAAGGTCAACAACGCAAAACAATAAAACCTAGTGAGTGTAAAATAATAAAAACCGTCGGCAAGCATAGGTATTTAATGCCACTTGACAGCAATATGACAAATCAGGTTAAATTATTAGCAAAGCCTTATCCTAAGCGTGAGAAGCAGGCGATGGTCGATTCCCTCGACACAGCGGCGGTGCGTCACCGACCCTTACGCTCCAATTTTGTAGAAACAACTGAAACTGCCTAAAATTTAAGCAAATTCCCCTCTATAAAATGAATCACGAACATTTACCCACGGACGAGAGCAAACGCATGGTCGAAAGCACCAGCGGTTTAGGCTTGCCCCATGAGCAAATTGCCATCCTAGTTGGCATAGATGACAAGACGCTGCGGAAGCACTACCGCACCGAACTTGACATGGGCAAGGCCAAAGCAAACGGGCAAATAGCCAAGACGCTGTTTAGCAAAGCCACGGGCGGGGATACCACTGCGCTTATTTGGTGGACTAAAACCCAATTGAAGTGGGCTGAAACGCAAAAGCACGAAGTGACGGGCCAAGACGGTGCGCCATTAGTGTCAGGGATTCAGGTCACATTCGTAAAGCCCGATGAGCCAAGTAACTGAGGCAATTTCAAAGGCGCAGTTCCCTATCAAGTTGGAGGGACTGTTCAAGCCATCACGTTACAAGGTTCTTTACGGCGGCAGGGGTGGTGCAAAGAGTTGGGGCATAGCCCGTGCGCTGCTGATTAAAGGCGCTAAAACTCAAATGCGGGTACTTTGCGCCCGTGAATTTATGACCAGCATGAGGGATTCTGTCCACAAACTGCTGTCAGACCAAATACAAGCCTTGGGGCTTTTGGGCTTTTACGAGATAACCCAAGCCAGCATTCGAGGGGTCAACGGCACAGAGTTTGCCTTTGCTGGCCTAAAGAACAACATTGCCAACATTAAATCCTACGAGGGCGTTGACGTTTGTTGGGTCGAGGAAGCCCAAACGGTAAGCCGCTTGAGTTGGAACGTGCTTATCCCAACCATCCGAAAGGAAAAGTCAGAGATTTGGGTATCGTTTAACCCTGAGTTAGAGACGGACGAAACCTATCAGCGGTTTGTTGTCCACCCCCCGGCAGACTGCATCAGCATCAAAATTAACTGGTCGGACAACCCTTGGTTTCCTGAGACGCTACGGCTGGAAAAGGATGGGCTTAAAGACCGTGACCTTGAGGCGTACAACCAAGTATGGGAAGGGCTGTGCCGCAAGTCGGTTGATGGCGCTATCTTTGGCAAGGAATTACAGCAAGCAGAACTAGACGGGCGGCTGACCCGTGTACCTTATGACGCTACAAAGCCTGTCCACGCCATCTTTGACTTGGGCTGGGCAGATAGCACCTCAATATGGTTCTTACAGTTCGTGGGCATGGAAACACGGCTGATTCGCTACATTGAAGACAGCCAGCAGACCATGAGCCACTACCTAGCGACCATGCAGACCTATGGTTATGTGTACGACACGATATGGCTACCGCATGATGCACAGAACAAAACCCTAGCGGCGGCAGGGCGCACCATTGAGGACATTGTGAGGGCGGCAGGGTATAAGACCCAAATCCTGCCAAAAGTGCCTGTCTTGGATTCAATCAACGCAGCCCGAACAATCTTTCCGTCTTGCTACTTTGACCGGGAACACGCTGCTGAAGGGATTAACTGCCTACGGCATTACCGCTACGAAGTTGACCCTGAGACAAAGCAATTCAGCCGCACCCCGCTGCACGACCATTACAGCCACGGCGCAGACGCATTCCGCTACATTGGCCTTATGATTAAAGAACCCGAAAAACGCAAACCCAAAGGGCAGGTTGCAATGGTTAGCGGTTGGATGGGATAATGGCTTAAAAGAGGTACTTATGGCATACACAAAAGCATCAGGTAAAGACCAACGCATAACGGATGCGATTAAGTTTTGGGGCTTAGTCAATGACGCTGACAGCACCAACCGTGCCGAGGCGTTGAACGACATTAAGTTTGCCGCTGGCGACCAATGGCCTGTCGAGATACAGAACAGCCGCAACGTTGAAGCCCGTCCCTGCCTAACCATCAATAAGATTGATTCTTACATTCGGCAGGTCACGAACCAACAGCGCCAGCAGCGCCCACGGATTAAAGTTCACCCCGTCAACAACCTTGCCGACTACAAGATTGCCCAAGTGATTGAAGGCATGACCCGGCACATTGAAGTAAACAGCAACGCCGACACAGCGTATGACACAGCGTTTGACTACGCCGTTCGCATGGGTTGGGGCTACTGGCGCATCAACACCCGTTATGTGAGTGAAGATTCGTTCGACCAAGAAATTTACATCGACACGATTGACAACCCGTTTACCGTGTACTTTGACCCAAATAGCATCTTGCCCGATGGCTCAGACGCAGAGCGTTGCCTGATTACCACGGTGATGGACAAGAAGGTCTTTAAGGACTATTACCCTGACGCTGATGACGGTGGTAACTTTGTACAGCGCAGCACGGGCGATGACACTGCGGCATGGATTACCAAAGAGGACATTCGCATTGCCGAATTCTTTTACATTGAGCGTGAACGGGCAAAACTCTATCAATTAAGCGATGGCAGCAAGATGTTTGCCGATGGCGACCGCTTCTTTGAGCGTGTAGAAGCCGCAGGGCTGACCGTAGTCGATGAGCGTGACAGTTTTCGCAAGGCGGTAAAGTGGTGCAAGATGACCGCCCTTGAGATTCTTGAGGAAAAGACTTGGGCAGGTAAATACATTCCCGTCATTCCTTGCTACGGCGCACAGGTCATTGTTGACGATAAGCGCAAGAAATACGGCTTGGTACGCTTTGCTAAAGACCCACAGCGGATGTACAACTTTTGGCGCACGGCAATGACCGAATCGGTTGCGCTTGCACCCAAGGCTAAGTGGCTGCTGGCAGAAGGCCAAGACGAAGGCCACGAAAACGAGTGGGCGCTGGCTAACATTAAGTCAAGCCCCGTGCTGCGCTACAAGCAAAAAGACATTGAAGGGCAACCAGCCCCCGTACCGTCACGCTTGCAGCCCGAAGGCCCACCACAGGGAATCATGGAAGCCGCTGGCGCAATCTCGGCAGACTTGCAGATGGTGTTGGGCATTGTTGACCCCAACCAGTTGCCAAGCGGTAACATTTCCGGCAAAGCATTGGCAGGGCAGCAGAACCAAGTTGACCTGTCCAACTTCCACTTTTACGACAACATGACCCGCAGCATTCGGCACACGGGCAAAATCTTGCTGGACTTGATTCCCAAGATTTACGACACCGAGCGTGTTATGCGAATCATTGGCTCGGACGGACAGCCCGACATGACCACCATTAACCAAGCCAACGAAGTCGGCGAAGTGTTAAACGATGTGACCGTGGGCGAATACGATGTGGTGATGGACACTGGCCCCGGCTTCCAAACCAAGCGCCAACAGGCAGTCGAGGCCATGATGCCTTTGCTTACCAGCAACCAAGAACTGTTTAACATTGCTGGCGACTTGGTGTTCAGGAACATGGATTTCCCCGGCGCAGACGTAATTGCTGACCGCCTTGCATCAATGAACCCAATGGCGAACATTGATGAGAAATCTGACATTCCACCCGAAATTCAAATGCGCTTGGCACAGTCGGAAAAGCAATTGCAAGAAATGCAGCAGCAACTACAAGCGGCACAGTTGGAAATCAACAACCGTGGTCAAGTTGCGCTAATCAAAGAAGAAGGCGCAAACAAACGCAAACTTATGGATGTAACGCAACGGGCGCATTCGTCAGAATTGATGAACGAAAGCATTGTCAACCAAGTTAATGTGAAAGCAGTTACAAGCCAAAACAAAACTGAGATTGACGCAATCGTTGAATTGTTGATTCACCGCATGGACACAGACCGCTTGATGCAAGAAATTGACAAGCGCAACCTTGACCAAAACGAATTTACCCAATTTGCATCGCAAGACGTTGCCGACCAATCCAGCCCGTTTATGGGCGGCGAACAACAAATGCCGATGCAATAATTGACGTTAATAGAATTGTGTGGTAAAAACCACAAAACCTTACCAGTTGGGTCAACTGGGTTTATTCTTTGAGGAAACTCAATGGCAGATTTAGCGGAAAGACTTGCAGCCAATGTGGTGACAAGTGAAAATTTAGCAGAATTTAATGCAAAAAGAATGGGTTTAGCCGAACCTTTGGAGGTAGTCGAGGCTGTGAAAACAGAGCCGACCCCCGTTGAGGAAAGCCGGAGTGAGCCAACTGAAGCAAGCGATGATGCGACAGCAACAGAGGATAGAAAACAAAATCCTAAGTTGGAAAGACGGTTCTCTGAAATCACCAAGCAACGTGAAACCGCACGGGCAGAAGCCCAACGGGAACGTGAAGCAAGGGAAGTTTTAGAAGCCAAGGTAAGGGACTTGGAAGCCAAAGCAACGCCTAGCGCCGAGCCAGCAGCAGACCAAGAACCATTGCCAGAGCAGTTTACCGATATGTACGAATACGCCAAAGCGTTGACGGACTACCGGGTTGACCAGCGAATGAATGAGGAAAAGCAGAAGGAAGTACAAGCAAGAGCAGCCGCCGAACGGGACAAAGTAATAAATGTTTGGGCCGACCGGGTTAAGGCAGCGAAAAGCGAGATTCCTGATTTTGATGACATGGTTGGGTCTGCTGACGTTACGGTAAGTAACGAAGTGCGGGACGCAATCTTTGAAAGCGAAGTCGGGCCACGCATCTTGTACCATCTTGCTGAGAATCCTGAAATCGCTACGAAACTGCAAGGCATGACCTTGACATCCGCTTTGCGACATATTGGGAGATTGGAAGCGCAGTTTGAAAAGACTGAGCCTCAGATAAAGCCTGTTGTTGGGAAAAGTAAAGCCCCCTCACCGATAAACCCAATTCGGTCTGCGGCTAACGGGCGTGATGTAAACCTCACCAGCGATGGTGAATTTCATGGTTCATATCAGGCTTGGAGAGCCGCTAGATTGGCTGGGCGAATTCGGTAAACCCATTCTTTTAAGGAAATTATTATGTCTAACAATCTTCTGACGGTATCGATGATTACCAATGAAGCGTTAATGGTTCTTGAGAACTCATTGACATTTTCGAGCGAAGTCGAACGCAACTATGATGACCAATTTGCGGTCACTGGTGCAAAAATCGGCGCAACCCTGAACGTCCGCAAACCCGGTCGTTTTATTGGTACTACTGGCCCTGCTTTGAACGTTGAAGACTTCAACGAGACAAGCGTACCCGTAACCCTGTCCACTCAATTCCACGTTGACACACAGTTCACTAGCCAAGACTTGACCCTTTCGCTTGATTCGTTCAGCGACCGTGTTTTGAAACCCGCTATTGCTGCCATTGCCAACAAGATTGACTTTGACGGTCTGACTATGGCGAAAAACAACACTGCTAACATTGTTGGCACTGCTGGTACACCTCCAACTGGCCTTATCAGATCGGAAGAGCA